GATCTGCCCCGATTGTCGAGGCAGCAAGACCTATGTAGGATTGCGTGAGCGGCGCGATTGTCCGACCTGTGGAGGCTCGGGCATGGTGAAGGAGGACGATGATGACCATTCGACCAATGGAGATCGAAGATGAGTTGCTCGACAGACATGAGAGGAACGAGCTTGATGACCTGCTCCAAGGCCGCATCGACACCCTGAATCTCGATGTGGGCCTGCTCATCCACGACTGCCTGGAGCTTTGCCGACAATACGAGGGCAAACGCCTACTCGCGGAAGTCGTCAAGGCCCGGCTTCTCGCTGCCTCGGATGTTCTCGACATGCGTCAATAGCCTTTCTATAATTTGAGAATTGCAGACAAGGAGAAACCAACCTATGTCCGCTCTGCAAATCGCCGAGATTTCGGCAACAGTTTTCACCATCGTGAGTTTCACGGCCTGGGCCTTGTGGACCTCAGTCGATCGTGAGGCAACGATGACTCAAGAATGGTCTGACTTCTCCGTCGAGGATCTGCCGGATCGCCTGACGGTGGCGTGTTTCGGAATGCGCTTTTCCATCGAGAAGAGACGCACTCAATGGCTCTCCGGGGGCTGGGCCGACGAAGCAGCTTGGGAGGCCGTTGGCAGAATGATCATCGACTACATTCGCAAGCGATACGAGGATCGCGATGCCTGACTTTCGACCCACCGACACAGCGACCCCTGCCCAAGCCATTCTCGACATCCTAGGCGACGGCAAGTGGCATTCGGGTCTGGAGCTACGTGAACGTGGAGGCGGCCACAACTACACGGCTCGCATCGGTGAGCTACGTCTCCAGGGTTATGACATCCAAACCAGCGATCAACGTGGTCCTGATGGGTTCGCTCGATACCGCAATCTCGGACGGCATGCCGTCGGGCACGTTGTGCATGTCCGTGCTACGTTCTCTTACGCGGAGTTGCGCGACGCATACGAACGCAAGGCGTGGCAAGCCGTGAAGGCCATATTAGATGAGGCTTGGGCCAGAGCCCAAAAAGCTCAAGCTCAATATCAAGCCAACCTGCAAGAAGGTCAGGATGCTGAGGAGATCAACGCCGTGCTCGATGAGATTCTGGGATGAACAAGACCGAAGCAACCACTTGGATTCGTGCGCACGCACGAGTGCGGCTCATCGATATCGCCAAGGCATACAACATGGGTGTTCCGAATGTCTGGATGCATCTCTGTCATGTACGTGAGGTTGTTCCGTCTCCGGTCAAACTCGCTCTTGCTCCCTTTGTCGCTTCCGTAGTCTCTCGGCACGACACCACCTGCACATTGATTGAAGCCGAAGCCATCATGGCGCGATTGGATCAACCAAAAGCCAATCATAGCGTGTCATAAAAGTCCCGCCGCTGGCCCCCGCACGTATCAATGTCGCGATTCACTGAATCCAAAGTCGGCGCAGCGCTCGGCGCTATCATCTTCGCTCGACGTGTACTCCCTCTCTGGGAGCGCTGGCACCCTGACGATCGACGGCCACGCAAGGCGATCGAGGCTGCGCAAGCATTCGTCCGCGGCGTGCTGTCCGAGAGAGAGTTACGTCGAGCACACTACGACGCGGCCGACGCTGCCGAGGGTGCTACATACTTGGCAAGGCGTGCTGCTTGGGCTGCCGCCTGCGCTGCCGAGAAGGCGTTTGAAGCCCAAGCCGAGCTAGGCATCAGTACCGGGGACGTGCGATAGCTGCTATCTGATCGCTCGATGGCGGCAGAGTTGTGAATTCATCCTGTACGCGGAATTTTGGGGTGTCGCGTACGAAATGCACCTCGACCTTGTCGAGGGACGCGAGGACGTACAACCAGAATTTCAGTTGGTGCGCATCGATCCCCTGTACGGGTACGTCATCTGCCCGTGTCCATCCGTTCGCCCGGCGGACGGCCCGATACACCGCCATCGCCCGATCCACCGCCACGTCGTTGCGCGCACGATATCGTGCGCCCTTGCGACATCCGCTGATTTCAGCAATCCCCCATTTGCGAAACCTTGGCATAGCGAAAGTGACAAAGGCATCCGATACACTTGCGAGTACACTCAAGTGACGTACCGCCAGCCATTGACCGCGTGCTACTCGTGTGAAGGAGAAAAAAAAGTCAACAAGCCCAACCCACTTGAAACGTCCCCTGAGCGGATTGATTTGCGCGCGCCCAAGGCTCTCGGCGAGCTTTCGATGTGCCACTACATCACGCTCGGCTTTTGGTTCTTGGTGCGCACACGCCCAAGCCCAATCGAGCAAACCATGCCTTTCCAGCGTCTCCTTAATCATCAGCAGTGGCAGGAATGATTCATCAAACGGCACTTGGTAGTGCGCCTTCGCGCCGCTGGCATCTTCACTCTCGCCGCACAAACGACTGCTCATTTGGTCCAGGCTCTTGACCATGATCGGGGGATCGAGAGCTTCAGTTGCTCGTGTTGTCGATGTCCACTGACGCCCAAACATCACGACCGTATCGATGTAACGTATCTGCCTACGCACACGCAACGTTGTTCGCCGTATCGTCGTCGCATCAATCTCATCGATTCTTCCCTCGTAATAGTCGAGCGCCAATTGGCCGATCACATCACACACGTCGAGAGATTTGGAATTCCATTGGGATCGAATCGTCGCAATGATGCCCGCCCAATCTGGATGCTCACGAGCCATGCCTTTCTTACCATCACAGCGGAACGAAGTTGCCTCTCGACAAGATCTGCCCTCGGTCAATGACTGCTTCAGCATGGCATCGGCAGTGGATCGGCTCACCAGGCAACCCCTCGCCGCCCGTTTCAGGATCTTCCCAAGAGAAGATCCTGCCATTGAGTGCTTGGTGTTTCGGGCGCACTCGCAGATCACCCATTGTCACCCACTTGAATTTCTCAATGCCCGCCGCTTGCTGTCGTGTCTGATTCAGTTGTGCATTGAGTTTGCTGACCTGATCATGCGCAACGAGCTTGGCGTGCTTCTGCGTCGAGATCATGACAGGCGTGCCTTCCTTCGTCATACGTGCTGTCGGCAATTGAGCCGGGATTCCGTTCTTCTCCCACATGAGCAGCAGTCGTCGCGTCATCTCCTCGGGCGGCAAGCCTTCCATCTTTGCTCGCACGATTGCGTCGGCCAGTCCCTTGCGGATGCCTTTTCGCAGATCACCGATCAACATCACATTATTGGCGGCGAAATCATCCGCAAACACGGATGGAGCTACATTCACTTTGACTCCGAGGATGGCTTTCCCTGATGGCTTGGGAGGTTCGAAGCCCTTGAATCCTGGGGTCGGAGGCATGCCCCCTCTTCCTCCCGCTCCTCGTTTTGGATCATCATTTCCGAGTACCGTCATTCCCAGCGCAGTGCCGATGGCCGCGAAGAATCGTTTACTATGATTCGCGTTGATCTGCTCAGCTACTTTTTCGGATTCCGCTTGCACCACATCATCGCCGTACGCAGCATTGATCGCGCGCTGTACAGCGCTGAGAGCAGCATTGATGGCGGCTTGTTTGCCACTGCGCATCGCGGGCACAAGCTCCCTGCGCACGATCTCCATGGCAATGTCGTTGAGCTTGCCAAATTGACGCTCCAGCGAAGCAGCCACGGTACGGGGGAAAGGCTGCCGTAGCCCCTCCTGTAGTGGCGCATCAACTCTCCACATCAGGGTCACCGATCTTCGCAACGTCGGCCATGCTCACCTGACGATGCCGACCAAATGTCCAGCAAGGCAACTGTCCGGTTTCGATCAATCGGGTGATCGTGCGAGTCGGCACACCCACGGCTTCGGCTGCTTCACGGACATTGATCAGATCTTCGGGTACGGGCTTGGTCGGTGTCGGGATCTCCGTTTCGACCGTGACCTCAAGCTCATCCGCAGGCTCGGCCATCTCCGCGGGATGCACCATCGCGCCATCTTCGATCGGTGTGATCGCACCTTGATTGATGAGCCCTTGCCGGATTTCATCAGGCGAAGCGAGACCGTTGACCACGAGAATCTGAGCCGTCTGTGCGCGAATGAAATTGGTCTGTGCCTCTTGCTCCGGTGCTTCGGACATGAGGCTCTCATAGTCGATCGTAAACTCGTCCGGCACTTGCTCACCACGATTCAATCGCACCGCGAGCAATACGTCGAGCAATCGGGTGAGTGCTGGGGTGAGCTTCTGCCCTCGCTCAGCGTCTACACTGTCGTACCAGGCTCGGGTCTCGCCTTTGGAATCGGCATTCAAGCCACCGGGCTGCTCGCCGAGGATGATGAGGCGAGGCATGTTGGTCGCTCGCACGAGCGCATCAACAAACTTGTCGATGAGTCCGCCAACACCATCGACGCTGCGCTTCACTTCCGTGAACGTGTCGTTGGAGTCGAGCCCGAGGAAATGCAGATTGTCCACGCCCCACTTGAGCGTTTCGAGCATCTGTTTCACCTGGCTGATGTTGTCCGCTCCGCCGCAGAGCATGTCGCGTAGACCCTCGATGTTGAGGATCATCACACTTAGCTCGTGCAGCAGATTCTCCGCGTAGCCGAGGGCGCTGCCGAGCCGCTTGCATTCTCTCCACACGCGCTGAAGCACACTCGGTCCCCATCCGCCATTTTGAATCATCCGGCTGGCCGGAACACGCAAGCCGTCAAAGCGAATGACGCGCGATTTATGGATCTTCCTCGCTCGTGATGTGCCAAAAGCTACATTGATTTCGTAGTATTCGGGATTGGCGAATGCCCGACTGCCCAAGCCGGGAATGAAACCAACAGGCATCACCATCGTGCTGTCAACCACTGTAAGCGCGGAGAGCTTGGTCGCCGCGCTCAAATCCAAAGGTTCTTCGTACTTGCGACCATCGTTGACGGCCATGATGACCATGCCGCCACCGTACAATCGTGACCATCTCCAGGCATCGGCAATCTGATTCACTGCATCGAGATCCTCAAGCTCACTCTTCACGGACGCGAAATCGAAGCTCTTGTCCATGTCCTCCAGCGTGAAGCTCACCCGAGTCGCATCATCCACGACACGGTCCACGATACGTGCTGCAACAGCATCTTGCTCGTAGAGTAGCGCAAGCTCTTCCTGACCGAGGATGCGATCCGTCAGATACGCCGTGCTTGCCGACTTGTCGTTGGCGGTGCCAAGCTGCGTAACGAGGTTCGTGTAATTATCACGTAGCTTGACCAACGCATCTTGGTGCTGAGTCGTGTCGTTGGAATCAGTCGTCATCGCTGTTCCTCACTCACATGTAGGCTCGGATTGGTCCCGCGGGCCGCTCCTTGGGCAACTGGAGATAGGTTGCCGCGTGAACCATCGCATCGAGACGGTCAGGTGATTTCTTGCCGGGCACCCACGTGATCATCTGATCCTCCAGCTTTCGATAAACGCCAACGTGATGGACCATCTCTCGTTCGTAGAGCGCCGCCACTGGCTCGGCCCGAAGCAACTTGCCACGTGTGGCTCGCACGCCAGCGTAGGGGATCGACGGATCGACAGCACGCAACGTCGCTTCGACCATGTCGCCGCCTTGATTGATCTCGGCAATCACTCGATCGGCTTTGAAAGCCTTGTAAAGATCGACCGCTTTCTGGCCCCATTCATGCGGCTGATAGATGCCACTGTAGTCGCCGAGCACATAGCCGTGATTTCGTCGGTCAATGCCGTAGACGATGATTCCGGTTTCGTCGCTTTGCTCGGTTGCCGTGACAGCGGGATCGACACTCACCACACATCGAATCATTGCCGGAGCAATCGTCACTCGCGTTGCTTCGATGATGTCGAATCGCCAGAGTGCGTAGATATTGTCTTCCAAGTACTCTCCAAGTAGCTCTTGTTTCCCAATGCGCGTACCTTCGTACAACTCTCTGTAGTTCGCCTTTATCGCCTCACTGAGAAAACGATTATCGAACGTGCTTGCACGAGTCGTGATGGTGTCTTTGCGTTTTTCGAGTGCTTGCAAGAATGGATCTGGAGTCGGGGTCGTGGTGATGATGGCTCTCGCCCATCCGATGCGCAGAGCAAGCTCCACGACTTCCCACCACACCCGCGCGACATCCGGCCAGGTACAGATCTCGTCCGCCCAAACGACTGACCAGTTGGGACCACGCAAGCCTTCCGGCCGATCGGCCGAGAAGATGCGACCGCGCACACCGTTGGGCCAGACCAAGAGCCCATGCCCCGGATACCAGAGGGGCGGAAACGTCGAGCTTGCGTTCGCGAGAATCCCACCCGGTCCTTCGACACATGTGAATCGAGCATCCGTGTGTGTTCTGGCGATGATGCCGATCTCGCCACTGCGTATCTTCGTTCGATCACGAGCAAGCTCGTTGATTGCTCGTGAGGCAGCCGTCGTCTTTCCTGCGCCACGTCCCGCACGCAATAGCCAACGTCTCCACTCCCCGTCTGGCATCCGCTGATACGGCAATGCCCAGAGCGACCAATCATCGAGCACTGCACGCATCTCCTCCTCGCCCATGGTCTCGATGAGCTTGTCCACTCCTGCGGCATCGAGACCACGGATGAGATTCGCAATCTTGAGTTGCTTCTCCACAGCCTTCCAAGTGTGTGTTTCAGGAGTCATTCACGAGTGCCTTGAGTCTTTCGGCCAAGATGGTCGATGCATCGATCTGGACTTCTTTGCCGGTTTCGTCATCGATGTGCGCGGATGGATTGCGGGAATACAACTTGTTGAAACGCCGCTCCAGATACCACTGCTTCGCCTGAATGCTCCCCTTGTCGAGAATGTCCTCCACCATCTG